GGGACCAACCCCAACTTCGTTATTAAGAGAACCATTGGCACATCGGCTGCGTCTTCAGTGGCAATCAGCAGACTGAATCCAGCGACAGCGAGAGTAACCTCTGTTGGAATGAGCACTGTTTCGGTGCAAGTAGGTGATATTCTTAAGTTTGAGAAAAGTACTGACACTTTCACCAGCGTGTTTTCTGTTATAAACCAGAATGCTTTCAAGGTAGTATCCACTGGTGCTAACTACATCGACGTTATGGACAACGGAGTAATGTCTATTGAGACCTTCATCCTTGGAGCGCAGTTCGATAAACAAATGAGATGCTTTGCAGTTGGTCCTGTTCAGGTTGGCGACACGTTAGAGATAATGGGCACTGGACAAAACATTGGCAATATGGGAAAATATGAAGTACGAGAGATTTCGTATGATTATGTGCAGATCATTAACCCTTATGCAGTTGATTTGAGTTTCGTTAACACGAATAATGTTCGGATTTATGACAGGCTTGTCGGGTTTATCTGCATCAGGGCGAACAGTACGCTGTCGGTTAGCATCAATGACGCTGTTCCTTTTAAGATTCAAAGGGTTGGTGCAAACGAAGCTCTGTTTATCGGCTCACTCAGTGCCTTTAAGATTGAACTGAGCAACGAAGAGCAATCTGAAGTAAGCGCAACTGTTCATTATTCTAGTTATGTATAAGGTTTGCTGTGGAAACCAAATTTTGCAAACATTGTCAATGTGAACACACTCTTACGGGTGAGTTTTGGTATTTCACACGAGAAACGCGATGTAAGATTAGAGAGAAGTCTTTGTATTTGGTTAGAAGGGAAAAAATTTTATCGCAGAAATCTGGGTACTATATAAAAAACAAACAAACCATCAATCAGAAGGATAAGGATTATCGAACCAGTAATGGTGAAAAGATCAACCAAAGAAGAAGATATAGATATCAAAACGACACTCAGTTTAAGATGCAGATGAGGCTAAGAGGCCGACTCGTTGATGCCATCTCCAGCAGCCAAAAGGCTGGTTCGTTCGTTAGAGACCTTGGGTGTCCTGTACATGAGCTAAAACATTATCTTGAGTCCAAATTTCAAGAAGGAATGACTTGGGATAATTGGGGGTTGTATGGTTGGCACATTGATCATATAATACCTTTATCTAGTTTTGATTTAACAGACAGAGCGCAATTTCTGAAAGCCTGTCATTATACAAACTTACAGACTCTTTGGGCTGAAGATAACCTGAAGAAATCAGACAAGGTGACGGAATTATGACCGAAGATAAGAACAAAGATAAAGATCAAGGTAAGCTGAAAAGTTACTTCAAAACTCCAGCCAATATTGTGGTCACGGAAGAGAAGTTCAACTCAGATTCCCTTGTTTCTGGTATTCGTGAGAATATGGGCTACCAGCCGTTGAATAAGTCTGTTGCCCCTCAAGTTGTCAAGAAAGATATTGAAGAAAAGTACGAAAAATCCAAGATAGTAATGTCATCAAGGGAGTGGTCGCAAACTAGCGATAATATTTGGCAAAAGGGCTGGCAGCGTGTTTCTGATGCTGAACAACGCCAAATTGCCCAAATTGATCCGTATATAGCTGCAATCATTGCAACTCGTGTCTCTCAAGGTGCGACTGTCGCATATGAATCTGAGTCTAAGTTTGATAAGGGTTGCAGAGTCGCAGACATAAACCCACCGGATAAAGATGATTTCAAAGAGGACGAGGCGTTTTACGCAGCAGTAGATAGGCGTACGCAACAAATGAAGTCCATCATGAGGTGGATGAATAATTGCGGTACAGGCGACGCAGATATTGTGAATGCGGTGTTCGCTGGATGCGATCTTGATTTCAAAAAATGCTCATTGAGACAATACGTTGAATCTCAGGTAAGAAACCTTCTAACGTTTGGTCGTTATGGCTCTCAGATATTTCGCAACGACGAAGGTCTGCCTATTATGTTCCGACCAGTGGCAATAGAGACTATCTATAATGCCGTTCCCGGCTCCGACATTCACATAGGCCAAGGCCGTGACACTGTAGACGCTTCTATAGAGGATGCAGCTGAGTTTAATGCAATCGATCCTGCAGAAAAACCAATGGCGTATGTCCAGAGAATTGATGGACAAAATGTCAATTTTTATACCGAAGATGACTTACTTGTTGGATCGTGGCAAAAACAGGCACTTTTCAACCTAAATGGATACCCACTTTCCCCAATAGAATCAGCTATTTTCATGGTGTTTGTTCACCAGCAAACGCTGTCTTATTTAAGGAATCAGTTCGTCAAAGGGATGATGGCCAAAGGGCTGCTAGCGTTAGAGTCAACCAACCCAGCTGTAGAGCTATCTGAGACCGATCTCGACAACTTTAGGCAGCAGTTTCATAACTATGCTACTAGAAACGATAACAGCGCTGTGATGCCTGTTCTGTCTGGTCCAGTGAAGGTAAATTACATAACGCTAAGCCCAACACCAAGGGATATGGAATTTTTACAGATCGAAGAACATATAATTCGCGCTCTTTGCAGTGCATTCCAGATATCGCCTCAAGAAATGGGATACGGCCACCTGTCGCTTCCACAAGGCGGCTTGTCTCAGTCCAACAAGCAAGAGGAGATAGTAAAGGGCGAGGAAAGAGGCCTGCGTCAGTTACTGGATATCGTATTTGATGGCTTAAATGAAATTCTTTACATGAACTTCCCTGATGCCAGAGAGAACTTCAGAATCACATACGTCGGTGTTGGCGAGGACACAAGAGATTCTGTTATTCAGAGGAATACCGCAGAGTTACAGACGACTGCGACCATGGACAGTTTGTATTCAGATTCCGAGAAAAAAGAAGCCATTCCATACGGTGGGAAAGTCCCACTTTCGCAAGCGTTCCACCAATCGGTTGTAAAGTACATGAAATACGGGATATTTGCTGAAAAATTCTTAGGCGAGACTGATGCTTCCAAGAAGCCTGAGTATGATTTCATCATTGATCCTAACTTAAATCAAGCATATCAACAGCTTCGCGTAACTCCTGTTAAAGATCAAAAAGAACAGGCTGAGATGCAAAATGATATGATGCGGACGCAGATGGCAGCACAACAACAGCAAATGCAGCAAGGTGGGCAACCTCCCCAAGGTCAAGAGGGTCAGCCACCAGAAGGTGCGCCACCTACTCAGGGTCAACCACCTGAAGGCCAACCTCCTGAACAGCAGGATGCACAAAAGTCGCAAGAATTAGGTAAGAGTGAGGATGAAGAAGAATCAGTTTCGGTAAGAGATATGTGGTTGTCTGCTCAAGGCCTTAAGAAGTCAATCAAAGGTGATTACTTCTCTGCTTGGCTGGGTTCTCACTACGACAAAATTGAGAAATAATGGAAACCAAATTTTGTAAACATTGCCAATGCGAACACCCTCTTACGAAGAAGTTTTGGTATATTGCACTTCAAGTGCGATGTAAGATTCAGGCTAAAGGCTTCTATGTAAAAAAGAAAGACTTAATACTGAGAGAGAAGGTGTCTTATTACGAAACCAACAAAGACTCCATATTACTTAAGAAGAGAGAGCACTATAAACAAAACGCAGATGCTATCAAGGAGAGACAGAAAACAAGACGCACAAAAGACGTGATAAACACATCCATGTCCCAAAAACGGAACTACGAAAGGCACAAAAAGCAGAGGGTTTTGTGGCAGGTTGATTATTGTAAAAAAAGAATGGCGAATGATGTTAAATTTAGGCTGGCAAGGCTTCTGAGGGATCGTTTAAGAAAATCGCTGAAGGGCAACCAAAAAGCAGGCTCTGCCGTTAGAGACCTTGGGTGTACGGTATATGAATTAAAACAACACCTTGAATCGAAATTTCAAGAAGGTATGACTTGGGAAAATCACGGCCTTTATGGCTGGCATATCGACCACATCATGCCCTTAGCTAGTTTTGATCTAACAGACAGAGAACAGTTTCTAAAAGCATGTCATTACACAAACCTACAGCCTCTTTGGGCAAAAGATAATCTACAGAAATCAGGCAAAATCTAACAAACTTACACCTAATCGAATCACCATAGTCTATGAAACAAGCATAATATCACTTGACCTAACCCGCGAACCTTGGTAACATTGAATTGTTGAGGCAGTCGTGGTTTCTTTTTGTTGATGGTACTGAGTTGCAGACAACAACAAGAAGAGGTAATTATGTATATATTGCAGCTAATCTCTGCCTTTTGGCCATTCCTAGCAGTAACCATCCTGTCTAATTCTGTTTACGCTCACGCAAGCTACTCCTCAGACATTAATAGAGAAAGTTGGTTGTACATCATTCTTTGCGCATGCTGTGGGCTTGTGTCTAACGTTTCTTGGTCATTGATGATGAGGGCTGCTAAGGACAACTCAGAAAGATTCATGGCTGGACAGATATGGGACTTCATACCAATAATGTTCTTTTGCGTCCTACCACCACTGTTCTATTCAATAGGCCTCTCTGGCTGGAGACTATGGGCTGGAATCATCCTAATTGTGGCTGGAACAGCTCTAATCGGCTACGCTGATAAAACCATTTGACATAACAAAACCGCCTGTGTATTATTACCTAGTGACGCTCTGTATTCACATTGTGTAAGGACTGAATATGAAAAAGTTTTTAGCTGGTATTTTCATTGGAATTGCTCTCTCTATGTTCGTGGTTGACGTATCATTGTGGTTGGCTAAAAACGACCGTGATGCTTGCCTGTCCTCGGTTGCACCAGAAGTGTGGACAGGATGCTATGCATATCAGCAATCCTCTGTATTCAAAAGGATTATTAATGCCGTCAACCCATCGTCTATCGTTATGGATGAGGCGGCAGTGTTGCAGTTTGCTTTAGTTAGGTTATTGTTAGCAATGCCAGTGCAGAACCGTGGTGGTTCTGAAATCTAATAAGGAGGTTTGAATGAGATTTACACATTTGTTATTATTTATGGTTTTTGCATTCATCGGATGTGACACTTCCACCGAGACTCGCGTCACCTATCGCCAACAGGCCAACCCAGCTGAGAAGCAGGACGTTACCAATCAGCTTAATGCGTTGACAGAAAAAGTCAGGATTCTCGAACTGTTTGCAAGCACTTATACCACTGGAGCACCATCGGCTTTTGGAGACTGCGATTCGTTAATCTCAGCCAGTGAGAAAAAGATTTGCCAAATAGCTAAGAGCGTATCTGACGCTAACAGTTTGGAAGTAAAGGCAAGTTTGGCAGCAGCCGCCAAGGAGTTTCAGAGCACCTTATATGGTGATAGTTGCACAAGCGTTGTGGAGGTAGGATGTCCAGTTGGCGGCAGTGTCATAGCCAACATTACATCGGTTCAGTCCTCTCTGGCTACCAATGCAGCGAGCATTTCAAGCATTCAGTCTACCATTACGTCAATACAATCAGTGGTTACTAGCCTAGCAACGCGAGTAACGGCTATTGAGAACAGATTCAATGCCTTTAACGGAACGGCTCAGTCGATCGAGTCCATTGTTACTGGCATTAGGAGCGATATCACTAGCTTACAGACAGATGTGGCTGAGCTTAAGGGCTTAATCTCTCCTAGTCGCATCGTGAATCAGTTTTTGTTGTGCGGAGATAATACCGCTAGTGGTCCGTTGTTTGAGATTATTTTGATTAGCGGTGATAAGGCCAATGCTTATGGCACTGTAAAGAACGGAACGTACTATGGCACTGCCCTGTTCTTTAAGGCGGGTGATACCAATCTGTTCACAACAACTCATCTGAATACCAAGGCGTGTACCTTCAAGATGTACAACAACGTTGGCAACACTAAGGTTCAGGCGTGTTGGGTCAACTCAAACAGGGCAGCCACTGAGGCGCAGATAGATGCCGCTAGAACGGCCACAACGGCCACTTGTACTCCCTTTTAACTTTCTTCTTAGTTTCATAAAGATTTTCCTTGGCTGAATAGCTCCCTTTAATTAGGGGGCTATTTTTTTCTTGCTTGTTTAATCCAAAACACGATATAATATTGAGATGATATAGGAGAAGTAAATGGACAACCAGAGCAAGCGCTTCGCTCTCAAAACGCTTAGACAATTGTATGGCTATGAAATGGCTGTGGCTAAGCAAAATTCAGCAGACTTTGGTGATGAGGCGAGCGAACTAGAAAGTCTTGCTTTGTTCCATCTAAACAAGAGGATAGTGGAAGCTATCGTCGAGTTTGCTTCGTTCGCTGGGGATGAGGCTCCAATGATATCGGGTTCGGTGGCAGTCCTTATGGGATCAGCCGGAGACCTATTGGCATCAATGGAAATCAAACACGGTAAGAGAGCCTCAACTAAGGCTGCACGATTTGGTAAAAAATACTTAGAACTTCAATACATTAAACGATTAGGAGAAAAGAAATGACCGATTTGGAAAAAGCTGGGCTCTTGGGTGACTCACAGGATGCACTGCCAGATGAAATGATGGACGAAGAGTTCCTCGACTCTCCTGTTGGAAGAATTATGCAAGCATTGGCTGGACTTGAGATGGCAATCGCTGCTTTTGACTCTAGGATAGGTCAGTGTGAAACGTATCTCACCTACTTGCTATCAAAAGACCCAACAGTTGGTAAGAAAATTCACGAGATGAGTAAAGCGACGCTGGCTTCAGAGCAGGCACAAAAAGACGAGGCTCTCAATGAAGGACAGGACAAGTAAGTTCTATGATGTCTGCCCTAGGCAACTGGATTGCCTTCCGTGTGAAGCTTGCCCATTGGCTTTAGATCGCATTAACGCAATCAAGGCTGAGAGCGCAGCAGAGCGCAAGCAGAATCATGACGCAGAGCCAAACGTAGGTTGTCCTTGGTTTATTGCCAGTTCCGACCACAATTATTGTTTTTGGTCGTACAACGAATCTCTCGGCAATGATCCGGCATCTGACCGTGAAATCAGTGACTTACTCCTGATGAGCAAGGCTACGTTGACACAAGAATACACTGATGCCATTAGTAAGCTAACGCTTATCAAAGACAGTCAGCTTATCCAAGACCTACGCGACACTGTAATGGATCATGCCAATAATTCTGGTGATGTGGATTATACGACCTACATGCCAAATGAGTTTCGCAGTGCTATCGCCAAGGTTGACACCGAAGGGGCTGATCAGGAGCCTAAGCCAAAGGTAAAATTACGCAAGCACCCAACTGGGTTGCCTCTACACCGAGACAAGCGCAAAGTTGACTTGTACGGTCTCTACTCTACTGCGGCTCGCGATAAGGCTGCTTTAGACAAAGCAGCGGCAAAGGAAGCAGCGAAAAATGCAAAAAAAGATAAAAAATAAAGACTTGCCACATTCCGATCATGTTGATTTCCTTGAAGATATTGAGAAAATGGCCATCAAGGCGTTCGATTATGTAATGGTCCGTGCTGTTACTGAGTTGTCTGTTCGCATTAAGGTGAGACAAAAGTGCAACCAACGGTTGCACAAATCAGATGACCTAAAGGCTGGCTGGACGGGTAAGGTTCCTAAGCTGGAATTGAACTTTAGCAAGGTTTTCGAAGATACCATGGCTAAGTACATGAATGCATTGAAGTTTATTCTAATGGGAGATGCTGCTGGAAAAGGCGCAAAACAAGCAGCAGAGTTGCTGAATTTAAGGGATAAGATAGTTCCCGGTGTAATTCCGGCAGCTTATCTGAATTCTCTGGACACCCACAGACAGTATTATAAAGACATTTTTGGGGAAACTGCACCAGAAATTCAAAAAAAGTTAATCACCGAGTCATTGGATCAGATAAAACTGCGCGTTGACACGTTCTTGGATGTCTCCCTGCTGAAGCTGAAAGCCAATATGATCGAATCCGTTGATGGTGTGGTTCGCCAAATCAACGAATCGAACGTCGCGGCTGTGCAAGAGCAAGCGCATGTGTTTCTTGGAGATGGCCTATCGTCGAGAAGGTCAGTAGAGAAGGCGGTTGATCGTGTTGTTGTTGATAAAATGACAACTCCTCAGATATCTCAGGCACTTAGGCAAGCCGTTGAGAGGTATCGTGATGAATACTCCACTGTCATTAATGCCGATGTTGGATTGGCGAGTGCTGTTGGGGCTCACCAGTGTCTCCATGAAGTATTTGGTGCGGCTGATAAGGGTCCAAGGATTGCAATTTTCGCATTCCGGGACGAAAAAACGTGTACGTTTTGTAAAGATGCCTCTTTGAGAGCTGATGGTAGTTTCAAAATTTACACAATGAGTGATTTCCAACCAGCTGGATCGAATTACTCAAAGAAGCGAAAAGATTGGGTAATGTGTGTGCCACCAAGTCATTATCGATGCAGATGTCAATTGATCTACATACCTGAAGGATTTGATATAGACAATCAAGGAAGTATCGTTCCATCAAAGAGGGCCTAAGCCTTCCCGACGATCAGCAAATCTTCCTCTTTCGATTCGAGTGATTCGGCACTGAACTTGATGATCTCGCCAGTTTTAGATTTAAGATACACATACTTATCAGAATATTTGATAAGTTTCATCTTAGAGGTAGACCCGTCCTCCCCTTCGACCACGATAGCATTACCGACCTTGATATCTTCTGCATCAATAAGTAGAAGCCATTCCATGTTAAGCCACCTCAATTAGTTTAATGTTATCCGCACCGACTATTTTACGATACACGGCAGTTCTCCTCTCGCCTGCGCGAACAAACTGCTGATAACCGTTAACCTTTATGTCAATTAGCACAGCTTTCTTTTTACCTTCTGATTTTCTTAGGATACGACCTAGCATCTGCATTGTCATAACATCTGAACTATTTTGACAACACTGTATCATAGCATCGCACGTCGGAATGTCTACTCCTTCGGAAATCAACCCACTGTTCACCAGTAGAACCTGAGCGTCACCTTTCTGGAATCTCCTGAGAGGCGCTTTGCTCTTTTTGCCCATCTGAGCAGAAGCCACACTAAGTTCAATCTTATCCTCACAGAATTTCTTAAATGTCTTACATGCTTCTACCGTTTTGAACACAACTATTACTTTCCTTCCCTTCTCAACACAAGCAAGCAGCCTGTCACGCGCAATCGACATGACCTCCAATGAGGATATCAGAACTTTGTAAGCAGTGGTAGCCATAACTGTGTCTGGCAAGAAGATTGCTCTGCCATTTTTCTTAGGAGTAACAGTCACAACAAATGGCGTGAAGTCAGATAGCCAGTTGTTTTGGATACCCCAGCGAACATCACGACTATAGACAATTGGGCCAACAAATGAGTGAATCGCGTTATCAAGCCCATCAGCGC